CCTATTTCCGGCACCAGCATATATAGTAAAGACGCCGCTTCCGAGACCCCTTGGGGTAATCTTGGGGCGGCGTTTCTCTTTAACCCACCGTCCGCCAGTGGCTACGCGCCCACCCAATCCGGGCACGAACATGCCCAGGATGGGTGTGCCGTCAGAGCACGTCGTCCACCGGCTGCGCCACCTGCGTGGCGGCCGTGATAGCCGAACGGATGGACAGCTGCGCCTGTGAAAGGCCAGGCAGCGCGTCCTGCTGGGTCGGGCCACCTGCCTCCGGCGTTGGAATCGGCACCTGCGGCTGCGGCTCGCCCATCGCGACCATGAGCAGCGCCTTGCGCACGGTGTTGATGCCAAGGTCCGCCAGCGCCTGCGGCCATACGCCGTGCCAGAACACGCTGCACACCAGTTGCCCGTTTGGTTTGGTCCATGGCGTCACGTCCGGGCGGCAGGCGATGCCAACGGTGATGAAGTCCACCTGGGGCGTTTCGGGCTTGTCGTGCGCGATGCTCGACACCCATACCTTGTCGCCGGTTTCGAGCTGTACGGACGTGCCGGCGGCTAGCAGGTCGTCGGCGACCGGATCGGTGACGCCGCACTGGGTGAGCGCAGTCGCGATCGCATCGGCAAGGCCCGGAATGGTGTCGGTCAGTTTCGTGTAACTCATGGCGTCCTCAGTTCGGTGGCTTGGCGTTGTGGTGGGCGTAGTCGCCAACCCAGAAGCAGTCGTTCTCGCAAGTAATGTGCTGGACGAGGATTTCGTCGGCGTCGAACACCTCGGCCACACGCATGACGCCTGCGCGGCGATGCTTGAGCACCAGCCCGCGCACGTGGGGCGCCAGCACGCAGGGGCCTTCGGCCGTCTCCAGAGGCGCACTGGCCGAACAGGTGATAGTCGATCCGTCCGACCCGACCACGCGCACGCCAGGCTGAAGCTTGGCCTCGCTGTACGTGACCAAGCCCCAGCGCCCGCTGGAAAGCAGCAGGTAGTCGCCGCTGCGCACGTCACCGGCCCGGATCACTTCCTCGGCACCATCCGGCCCGCGCCGGACCACAGGCTCATCGACCTGCGGACAGCCGCCGCTTCCGCTGCCGCCCCCCGTGCCGCTGGTCGGGTAGGTCACCTTGACGCTGCCGAGCAGCACGCGTCCGTTCGCATTCAGCGACGTGATCTGGTTCGTCGTGGCCTGTAGCGTCTTACTGCCGCCCGTCATGCCCGGGTCGTCGTAGTAGAGGTAGTAAGTGACGGTGCTGCCGGCGGTGCCGCTGACCGTGAGGCTGCTGGCGTTGTAAGCGATCGAGTCGCCACCACCGACAAAGCTCGCCGCGCTCGGCGTGAAGGTGCAGCTGGTCGTGGTCGTGCTGTAGGGGATCGAGAGCCCGCTCCAGCCGCCGCCGTAGTTGCCCCACGTCACCAGCGGCAGGTTGCGCTGGGTGCTCAGTGTGCCGTTCACTTCGACCGAGAGATCCGTGCTCTGCACATACTCAACTGCCTGAAAACCCACTTCGACGTAGGCTCCAGATCCGGGCAGGGTGGTGGCTGATGATGTGTTTCCCACATAAAGCTGCTGATACACGACCGCCGTCGTGGCGTTGGTTGGCACGGTTCCCGTGAATGTCGTGGTCGCAAATGCCGCCGAACTAGCAAAAGGCGTGTCGTATGTTGTCGTCGTGACAGTCGTTCCATCCGCAGCGAACCATTGAATTGCTATGCGCTGATAGAAGGTCACGCCCGTGGGCGCAAACGTCCCTGAGCTGACAAAGACAGTCCGCGCCACGCGGAATGCAAAGGATGAGCCGGCCACAACAGCGTAACGGTCGGAGGTTATGGACGGACCGTTTGTATAGCCTGTACCGACAATGGCAAAGCCACTCAGGATGCGGCAAGCGACATATCCGGCATAGTGGATCGTGGTCGCAAAGGTACCGGTCGCTGAGACTGTCCATCCATCGTAGTTCTGGCCGCTATTCACGTTCGCATTGACTGCAGTGCCGAGCGTGTTGGCAGAAAAGGTGCCGTTCTTGATCGCGTTACGCCCGGAGCCAAGCAGGCTTATGACTCCGTTGCTCAGCTGGGATGCCCTTGGCCTCGCATAGACTGATCCATCCGGCAGCTCGTCCACGGTCGAGGGCTGCGCCACCATGCACACGTTGCAGAACAGGAAGGACCCCGCAGTGTGGCCGGTGATTGTCGGCTCGGCGACGGCGTACTGAGCCCCTGCGGGTGCGGCCGCGATCACCTTCGTGACGCACTGGGTATAGGTTCCCGTGCCTGCTGCACCGCATGTGGGGTACTGCGCTGTTCCCGATGGGACGGAGACACTAATCTCTGAGTTGTTCGCATCGCGCCAGCTGATCCTGGCATAGCCAAGGGCACCGGCGTTTACGCCAACCTCCCGCACGCAGCACGTCACCGTCACCTGCTGGCCAGCCACCACGGGAATGTGCCCGGCGTTGTAGAGCGTATCCGTCGCCGATGCCCCGCCACCCGCCGTGTGCACGGCGGCGGTATTGACGATCGGGTCCGGAAGATTCGCCCCACCCGTCTGAACCGACCATCCGACCGGGTTACCAGGCGACCAGCTGGTGAGGCCATTGGCGAACTGCGGGTTGACCACCGCCGGGGTGTTGGCGTTGGCCTGGTTGGCCGTTGCCTGGGCCGCATCCGCCTTGGCCTTGGCCTTGGCATAGATCGCATTGAGCAGCGTCTGCCGGGTCGTATAGACGTCGGCGAAGGCCTGCCGGAAGGTGGGGCCGTCGATCGTCGTGTTGCCCGACAGGCTGTTCCACGCGGCCGGCGTTGTCAGCGTGCCGAGGTACGTGGTCAGGGCGGCCACCTTGCCGTCGTAGGCCGCCTTCTCGGTCGTTATGCCGTAAGCCGTCGCCTGGGCGTCGATGCCCGCCTGCTCGGTCGTGATCACGTTGTAGTCGCGAATCACCACGGGCTTTTCGCCCGGCGTCAGCAGGTTGTCGCTAGCGATGTCGGCGAGCTGGGCGTTGGCCGCGGCGGCGCTGGTGGAGGCCTGGTTGGCTTCCGCCTGAATCTCGGCGACCGTTGTCGGCAGGGTCGTTGCCGCGCCGAGGGTGAAGGTGTTGCTGTAGCTGTAGAGCGAGTAGGCCTGGCCCGTGCCCTTCGCCCGCACCCGCGCCACGTAATCGCCTGCGCCAGCACCGCGCACGTCGACCGAAAGGCCGGTCAGCGTGCCCAGAGAGCTCCACTCGCCGTTGTCCTTGCGCCACTCGACCTCGTAGGCGAGCGCGCCCGGCACCGCGGCCCATGCGATCGTGAGCAATTGCGTAGTGGCCGCGGGATCGACCACCTCAGCCGATTCAAGGCTCACAGCCGACGGGCCGGCCTGGTTCGTGATCGTGAGCGCCGAAATCGGTGGCACCTGGATCAGCGTTCCGTTGTCGACCGCATCGAACTTACTGGCGTTGTGCGCAAGCGCCGTGACGGTGAAGCTGATCTCGGCGTCGGACTTGTCCTCTGTGACGGACAGCACGCGGAAAGTCTGCGCGGCGAGCGTGGCGCTCTCCACCGTCCATGCAGCCTCCGCTACCGGCACGTCAGTGAACGCCGTCGAGGTGGTTACCGTCGCGCCACCAACCGAAAGCACCGTGCGCGTCTGGCTGACGCCGTTCGGCATGCCGACGGTAATCGTGTCGCCGGCGGCAACCGTGGGCACCTTGTCCAGCGTGACGGTCGTGGTCGTGGCGGCGACGATGCGCCCGCCCTGCCGCCTGCCCGCGCGCGCCGAGTCGGCAATGCGGATCACCTGCCCCGGCGCGGCAAGGACGCCATCGAGGCCAACCTTGAACGTCACCGTGTCCGTTTCAAGGCGGCTGGTGAGCAGCATCCACCGGCCCAACCGCTGCGCCTGGCCCTGCGAGGCACACCCAACTGCCGTCACGGCGGTCTGCTGAACACCATAACGGGCGATGCCATCGGCATCCTCGACGTACTCGACCTTCGTTCGGTAGAAGTTGCGTGGATCGTTCCAGCTGACCAGGGCCGTGGTGAAGCGCGCCTTACGCGCACTTGCCGAATAGCTGAACTGCCCACCGATCACGTTGGCGTCGGTGTATGTGAACACCGGGTCGCTGGGCATGTCGGCACTGGCCATGATCGTGCCGCCCGCCCAATAGCTGATGCCGCGGAAGGCCGTCGACAGGTCGTTCAGGAGCTTGTAGGCGTCCGCCTGGGTCTGCAGGAACACGTTGCAGGTCAGCCGCGGCTCTTGGCCGCCGTTGCCGTCGCTGACCAGCCCGTCGCAATACTGCGCGATCTTGTATAGGCCCCACTTGTCGATCATCGAGGCATCGACCAGGTGCCCGAGCCCGTAGCGCGGATGTGTCACCAGGTCGTAGAAGATCCACGCCGGGTTGTCTGTCCACGACGGCTTGAACGTGCCGTCCCACGTGCCCGTATAGGCCCGGGTGGTGACGTCGTAGTTGCTCGGCACTTGAATGATGCGGCCAAACAGGTCGTAGGCACGCTGAGGGATGTTGCTGAACTGGCTGGCGTCACCCATGAGTGCAACCAGCGCGCTGTTGGGATAGCGCAGCTTCGCGTCAACGATCTGCGTATAGCTGTCGATCGTGGTCGTATCGGCGATGGACGAGCTGTTCGCGTTGGCGGTCAGGCGCGTAACGCGCACGTTCCACCCGCTGGTCGCCGCCGGAAGATCGATGCGGTGCGAGCGCTGGTACTTGCTCGTGGTCTTGCCGGTGAAGTTACCGCTGTAGGCGAGCGCGTAGGCGCCGCCATCGGTCGACACTTCGATCTGGTAGGCGATTGTGTAGCCGTTGATGTCGCCGTTGCTAGTGTTCGCCTTGGACAGCGCCGGCAATCCGATCGTGACGCGTACCGCCGAGAGCGTGGTGTCGGTGATCGACTGCACCCATGCGGCCGTGGACTTGAGCTCCACGCCGACGCTTATCTCGTTCTCGACCGAATCGAACCCGGGGATGGCGTCCTGGTCCTGCGTTCCGGTGCGCGACTCGATGTGTGCCTTGGGGAAGTTGGCGCTGCCATCGCTGTTCACCAGCGGCGTTTCGTCAAGGTATATCGACTGTTGCCCGTTGACCAGGCCGGCGATCTCACCCTCGCTCACGAGGTCGAGGATCCGGAAATAGGCGATCGAGCGCAGGTTGTCCGGCGACTCGACGGGCGTGTGCTGTTGGGAGCCGCCTTTTGCACCTCGGATCAACTGGACGCTCATGCGAAGATCTCGTAGGGGTTCTTCGGGTTCCAGTGCGGATTGCCCGGGCCCACGCCGCTTGTCGCTGGGGCGTAGTCCTCGGCGTTGATGCCGGCACTGATGACGGCCGAGCCGACGATCATGCGGCCATAGAGCAGCGGCACAGGGTTGCCTTGCGCCTGGGTGTTGACCGCGCCGGAAAACACGTAGCTCGGGGCGTTCTCGGGCCGGTCTTGGCCTTTCCCGCCCTTGGGGACGGGCGTCAGCAACTGGATGACGCCCCCGGCGATCATCGCGATTCCAGTCGACATAAGGTAGGGCGCCGCCGCCTGGAAGCCGGGAACGAACGACAGAGCTATGAGCACCGCGCCAAGGACAATCTGGAACACGCCACCGTTCTTGCTCCCCATGAGGATCGGCGCAATGCGGATGTCGTCGTTGCCCACCGGTTCGTGCAGTTGCTCGACTTTCAGGTTTTCCTTACCGCGGAACACGGCAAAGCCAATACCGCGCGCTTTGGCGTTGGCGAGGTATGCGGCGATGGTTGGAAACTGGCTGCGCAGGTATCGCATAGCTTCAGCCGGGGAATTGGTATCCAGCACGGCGCGGTGGATGCGGCCAAACTTGGAGCCAAGCTCGCCGTACAAACGGATGGTTCGCATGGGTTTCCTTCGGGCACAAAAAAGCCCGCACTTGGCGGGCTTGGGAGATGTTGGATGCTTGATTTAGCTAACGGCAGTCGTTCACGACCTTGGTGTACTTTGCATACCCGCCCATGCCGCTGAGGCGGTAGCGCACTTCGACCTCTCCGCCGGGGCTTATGTCGACCACGCCGTTGTTGCCGGTATAGGCATTAGGCATCGACACCGTATATCCGCCATCTGGCGTGGCAGCATGGTTGACCGTCACGCCGAAAAACTCGCCCCAGCCCGCAGCAACGCATTGCCCGTAAGCCGATGGAGTCTTGCTTGTATGGAGCACAACATCAGGCTTTTGCTCGCGCAGGCCTGAAACGCTCGCGCACCCCGCGAGCACCACCACACACGCCAGCATCCACGCTTTCATGCCATCCCCCTATGTCGGACCACGAGCATCGTCTTCTCGGCCCACATGCCGCCGTAGACGTCCCGAGAGGATAGCCGACCGTAGAGGTGGTGCAACATCGTGCCGTCGCCTAGGTAGACTGCGGCGTGGTTGGCCACGCGCGACCGGATCGCCATGAGAATAATGTCGCCTCGGCGCATCGGACCGGTGATCGGTTCGCAGTCGGCCTGTTTGAAGTTGTCGAAGTACAGGTTCAAGCCACGGTCCCACCAGCCGTCCTCGCGCTGAAAGTCCGGCAGTGTAATGTCCAGCTCGCGCGCGTAGAAGTCGCACACCAGGGTATAGCAGTCCAGCACGCCATGGGCGAACGGCCGGCCCACCAGCGGCGCCTGGTAGCGCTCGGGGGCGATTTCGACCAGCTCGCCGGCTACCACCTGGCCGCCGTCATCCTTCGCCACCGCGACGATCACCCACGGCAAGCCCGATGCCTCGCACGCCACCCGGTCAGCCTCTGAAGGGCGAGCCGGCACGTCAGGATGCGAATGGACCACGGCGACAAGCTCGCCCTTTTCTTCGGCATGGGCGTAGTCCTCGGGCGACAGGATGAAGTGCTCGCTGGGCGTGGTGGCTAGGTTGCGGCACGAAATGTAGCGCTCCCGGCCCTTCATGACCGCGACCAGTCCGCAGGCCTCGCGCGGGTAGTCCGCCACAGCGTGCGCGCGGATGGCATCGAGCGTGGCGGGGTTCATCGGGTGAGCGCAGCGGCCGGAAAGCCGCCGTAGGGGAGCGGGTTGTTCTGACCGAAGCGCAGCTTGCAGGACGTCAGGCGCTTGCCGCACACGTCCTTTGTGGAGTCGGACGTCGCCGCGTCGTTGGCATCAGCCACCGGACCGCCCGTGTAGCCACACTCTGCGCTGCGGTAGGTCCAGGGGCACTGGTTAGCGATGATCACCCGGCGCGGCAGCTGCACGCCTCCAAAATCCAAAGCGCTCGACAGCTCGAACTGAACAGCGGTGTTCGTCTCGGCCGCCTTGCGCTCGATGTACCAGCGGTCGAGCGGCATCTCCTGGGTCGGGTCGGCAGTGGTATTGGTGCCGCCGAAGTTGACCGCGTCCAAGTATTTGCCCAGAGTCCGGTGCCGAGTGACCACCGCGCCGACCAGGTCCTGGTAGGCCAGGCAGGCCGCGGAGATCGATCCGTCGATGTTTCCCACGGTGAGCAGCGGCGTGGGTGGCTTGGCCGGTTGCAGATCAAAGCCCTCAGCTTGCACCGGCCATGGCTTGTACTCGTTCCCCTGCCACCAGATGCTCCCGACCTGTACGTAGGCATGGAACCGCAACAGGTCGCCGCTGATCGCGGTGGCATCGACCTCGAACAGCTCGACCATTGCGCCCGGTTCAAGGGTCTGGACGTCTGCCGCCAAGGTCATGGCGAGAACACCTGCTGGAACGTGACGGCGAGCTGATAGACGAGGCCGCCCATCGGGGAGATGTTGTAGGTGGCGGCCTTGTACAGGCCCTGCACGCCGGCCGGTGGCGTCCAATAGAACGCCTGCCAGCCGGCCCGCTCATCCAGGAAGTCGGTGATCGCTTGCATGTCTGACTTCATGCCAGTGAAGGTGAGCGGCCAGGAGGCCACCTTGTTGTTGATACCGTCGGCGACCGTCTGGCTGTAGCCGTCGCCAAACTGCGCGGTGCGCACGCGGAAATTGACCGCGCCGGAGGGCTGGCCGGTCGGCGTCCATGTGAAGGTGGGCGTCGTCATGCCGGCTGCCTCATCGCCCACAACGATCCGCCGGGGCGCTGTTCCTCAAGTACGACCTGCTGTGCGACCGACTTCATCTTCTGGGCGAACTTGCGCAGGTTGTCGTCGCCGGTGCTGTTGCTCGACTGCTGGCCTGCACCGCCGGTGCCGTCCATGACAAAGGTTTGGCTCAGGTTGATGTCGCCACCGCCACTGCTCGAGGCCACGCCAAGCTTTCCGTCCGGCCCGCGGCGAAGGGGGAGGATCGCCTCAGGGCCGGCTTCGCCCATCAGGCCGGCACCCTTCGCAAAGGCGAACAGGGTCGGTCGGTCGACGATCTGTCCCGAGTAGGCAGACAGGCCTGCGGACGTGTAGACGCCGCCCTTGGCGTTCGCCGGGACGTTTCCCCAGCCGCCGCCCATGCCTGGCCAGCTGGTGGAGAGCGAACCGGAGCCGGTGTAATTGGCCCCGCCATTCAGCGAGTCGCCGGCGCCGCTGGGATTGCTGCCACCCAGGAACGCCCCGAGCACCGACTGCAGGATCTTCGACGCCAGGATGCGCGTCTCGATCCTGGCCATGTCGGACAGGATCGAGGTCGCCAGGCTCTTGAAGTTGAGCTTGCCGGTGGTGACGAACTGGGCCATCGCTTCGGCCATGCCGTCGAACGCGTTGACGAACACATCGTGCGTCTGTGCCGCTACGTTGCCGGCGTCGTCGATGAAGTCCCGGGTAGCCGCCCGCGCACCGAGCGCAGCACTCTTGCGCGCCTCTTCGGACCGCTGCCAGCCGTCCACCTCCATGCGGATGCGATCTTTGTGATACCTGTCCAGGTCGTCCAGCTGCTGCTGGTAACCTGCACGATCAAGCTCGCTCGTCGCGTTCTGCTGGCGTTTCTGCAGATCCGCCTTCTTGCGGTTGTAATCCTCGTCGATGGCGATCAGGGCCGACTGCTGCTGTGCCTCGCGCTGGCCCATGCCGATCGAGGCGACCTGCAGGTCGATGGCCCGCTGGCGGGTTTCCAGCATGTCTTGCAAGGTTTGCTTGTAGGCCGCGGCCGCTGTGGTGCTGCGGGCCCACTGGTCGGCCTCCTTCTTGAACCCGTCGATCTCCTTCTGGATGCTGGCCGTCAGGTCGGCACGCGGGTCGTTGCCGATGGACTCGGCGAAGGGGTCGGCCTTCTTGTCCCGGTACTTTTCATTGATGCCGGCGAGGATGGTCGCCTCATTGGCGCGGATACGGTCGGCGGTCGCTTTATCGCCAGCGGCCAGCGCCTTCTCGATGGCAGCGTTGGCCTTGGCCCGCGCCGCGGTGATCTCCTGTACGCGCCGCTGTTCGGTGGTCGCGTACAGTGCCGCCTCGGCGTCGG